AAAAAAAGTTTTGAATTATTTCGTTTTTGTGTCGAAATTGCGCGTTTCTTTGCGAGGTATTCGGCTCCGCGTCTTGCGTTGCATTTGTGACATGCAGGTACCCAGTTTTCAATGTCCATGGGGTCGTGGCCGCGGTCGACTTCGATGAGGTGGTCGACGGTTGTTGCTTTGGCTCGTTTGCACCAATGGCAGGTTGTGTTGTGTTGTAGGAACTCGAGGCGTTGTGCTTTGTAGGCGGGGGTGTCGATGTCGCGTCGGGGTTTGCCTTTTGAGGTCATTATGCCAGCCTTGCGTTTATTGCCTGCGTGAGGCCGCCTGTGCCTGGGAAGAGGTCGTCTAGTTGGTCGCCTGGTTGCCAGCCAATTAGGTCAAGTAGCCATTCGTTGAACGCGTCTGGTTTTGCTCCGACTAAGCCTTTTTTCATTGAGCGGGCACATGCCATCCAGTCGCGCACCATGGGTTTGCGTTTTTGTATTTTTCGGCCGCCGTGAACTAGCACAGGTTCCCATGCGTACTGAATTGAGCACAATGGGCGAATTTGGTGGAATGTTTTTGCCCATGCGCAAACGCGGGCTTCGGTCGCGGCGGGGAGTAACCAATGAAGGTCGGCGGGGTTGCATGACAATGCCCAACCATCTGGGTACTCGTCGAGTAATCGGGCGATTAGGTCAAGGTGGCCTTGTTTGTCGTCCCAGACCGCTGCTTCAGGGTGATCTCCATACAAGCGTTTCCCCTGCTTGTAGTACGGCGGGTCAGCGTAAGCGAATTTCATCGGGCGAGCCCGTCGCCTTTGCAGTCCGGGCAGACTGATGGCAGGCCAGCGAAGCCTTCAGCGATCACGCCTTGTCCTGAACAGTATCCACATAGTTTTGGTTCACTCTGTAAGACACTCTCTGATTCTTTAACAGTCCTTGGTATCAGTTCTTCTTTAGACGACTGGTTTTCCGACGACTGGTTTTCCGTCGTCGGTGTGTCTCGTTTTCCCCTGAGTTTCCCCAGGATGTGCACAGCCTTTGGGTAGTCGAAGAAGTGCAGTTCTGTGGTGTAGCGGCCGCGTTCGTCTTGGGATTTGACGCGCCTGGCGTAACCGGTGGCGATCAGCTCGTTGATTGCGGCCCTGATCGCGTCGCGGCCCTCGAGGCCTTGCCGGGCGAGTGTCTCTGCTGAGGTGCGCCAGTTGTCTGGCATGGACAGGACGTAGGCCAGGACTCCTCGGGCCCGGTAGGACAGATACGGATCTCGGAGTGCCCGGTTGGGCAGGATGGTGAAGTCACGCTCGATGCGTGGTGTTCTGACGATCATTGTGTTGGGGCTTTCTGTTGGGTTAGTTTGTTGGGTTTGCATTGGCGTGTGCCATGACTAGGCGGCCGATTACTTCTGCTACTTGGGGGACGACTGCGTTTCCAAGGCCTCGACCTCGGTCCACCCAGTCGGAAACCCCATTAGCCATTCGATCCATTCGGGGTTGATGTCGCGGCCACGAAGGTGCGGGAACTTGTGAGGCCCATACTCTTCTAGGTTGTAACGATGATTTCCGCTCGGTCGCGTCCACCATCGACGGTTTTTGAACATCGTTGCGCGTGGGGTAGGCCACAATGATGAGTCGATCGCGTTGGTGCAGCCCTCCCACAGAGGTTGCAGAAACAACACGCCATTCTGCGTCATACCCGAGGGCGGCAATTTCTCCAATGACGGTAGATGCGCCAAGGGACAGGTGTCCTCGTACATTTTCAAGGATTGCGTAACGGGGTCTAAGAATGCGTATGGCTTCTCGTACCCAAGGCCAGAGGTGGCGCGGGTCTTCTTCGCCTTTACGCGCACCGGCGAGGCTGAAGGGTTGGCAGGGGTATCCTCCACATAGGACATCAGGTCGAGCAATGTCGGCCCAGTCCAATTGTTTGATGTCTCCATGATTTGGCACCTCGGGCCAATGTTTTGCCAGCACACGGCAGGCGTAAGGGTCAATTTCTGATTGCCAAATGACGCGCATTCCGGCGCGTTCTAGGCCTAGGTCTAGGCCGCCGATGCCGCTAAAGAGACTGCCGACTGTCAGCATCACGGATTCCTTTGAGGCGTCGCTGGATGAAGTGCAGGTCTGTGGGCCGCCAAACGTAGGTTTCTGCCCCGGTGGCGTCGAGGGTGCGACACCAGTTGACTTGGGCTTCCGTGAGACGGCCTTTAATCGTCTTGCATTCGACGAACAGCAGGCCGTGGCGCTCATGGGCCATAACGAGGTCTGGGAAGCCGACGTGGCCCTGGACATGGGTTAGCCACCTGCCGGTACTGCTCATGCCAGGACGAACGTGGTGCACTTTCCATCCGTGGAGAATGGCGAGGGCAATTACCTGGTCTTGGAATTGTTTTTCGGAGATCGGCCACGGGTCACTCATGGCGGTGCCCGTAGTGCTTCCAGACGTTGACGACTTCGTTGGCCGCCTCGATTTGGTCGCGGGCCGCCGCTTGGAGCCGTAGGTAGTCCTGAAGCAGCTGGTTGTAGTCGCCGGCGAGCACGACGCGGATCCATTCGTTGGGTGCGATTTCGACGAAGTGGTATGGGTCGGCGTCGGGTCGGAATGGCCATGGGAGGCCGTCTGTGCGTTGTCCAGGGTCAGGCATTTTGGGCTCCTTGCAGTTCTTGGCGTAGACGCTCGATTTCGGCCGCGGCCTCAAGCAGAATGAAGCGGATCGGCCAGCCGACCAGGTCGGTGCTGTCCATGTGTGCTCGCGCCAGCGGTGCGGCAACCCGTAATTGTTCGGTGATGTCGCCGTCACTCATACCGCGGCCCCGAGTTCGCTGGATGGCTTGACCGGGCGCGGCGGGCTTCCCATTTCGCCCGGCGACGCGCCTCAAGGTCTTGGTAGTACGCGTCAAACGCCGACACGAACAGCACAGCGAAAATAGCCGCGGCGCTGAACAAGATGACGTGGGCAATGAACCATTTAAGCATTAGAAGGGCTCCTCTCCGTCGGTGATCAGCATGGCAGGCAATTCGCCGCGCTTCAGGGACTCGATCAGCTTGGCCGCGTCAGCCGACGTGAGATCGGCGGGCAGTTGCGGCACCAAGGGCGGTTTGAGTTTGCGGCAAAGGTCGGCGATGAAGATGCGTTGCTTTTCGGTGGCGACGCCCGAGGGTTTGTTGCCGTACTGGGCGGGTTGGCCGCCCATGCGCTGCACCTTCGTCATCTCTTCGCGGCTGGGCCGCTTGGTCGGGTCTGACCCGGCAAAACCACAGTTGGCGAGTGCTCGACCTACAGCCGAGGTTTCACAGTTCTCGACGTGGCTGGTTGAGTTGACGCCGCGTTCGGTGACGTGTTCTTCGGCCCACCCGGTGGCGACAAGTGTGCCGTCGACGTAGAGGCCTGCTTTGAAGATGCACCAGTCGTCGCCGCGGTGCACCATTTCGGTGATGACGGCGGTGTGGCCGTCGGTGGCTTCAAGCCACCTGGCTAGTCGAGCCGATACTGGCTCGTAGTCGTCAAGGTTGAATGTCATGTTGGGGCTCCTTGGGTTATTGGGTTGTAACTGATGATCTGGTGCCCCACGGCCGCCAGCCGTAAAGCTTCCAGAGCTCTAGCCCGACCTTCAGGTTGCGCCTCGGGTCGGTTAGATCGTTTCGGGCTGTTATGTAGCCCTGTCGGGTGGCCCACCCGACGTTGCTGCCGTTGATTTGCAGCAGGCCGTATGAGCCGCCCCACGGGTCACGGGGATTGTGCGCCGTGGGTGTGCACCGGGACTCGCGCCACATGATGCGGGCCAGTTCGTAGCGTTGCGATTTGGGCCAGCCGACCTGTCGTGCGAGGTCGACGTAGTGTTTGCATTCGGGTGACACAGCGGCGTCTGCCGGTGTGGCGTTGAGTGTTGCGGCGATGAGCACGGCTGCCGCGGCTCGCCTAACGGCGGGCTCCTCGGTCGAGGGTCATGGCGGGGTTCCTTCCTTCGATCAGCGACCGCCAAATGGTCAGTCGTTGGGCGTGGTCGTGCGCGCCTCCGCGTCGCGCTGTGGTTGTCGTGCCGGTGTTCTCAATTGTCCCGGCGCGGCAGGCCGCCAAAAGCCTAGCGGCGAGCCCTTTGCCGACTGGGAACGTCGCGGGCAGCTCGGCCCACACGTCGTCGGCGGTGATAAACGTTTTTTTGGCCGCGGCGTTGCGGATCGCTTGGTCGACAGCTGCGGCTTGTTGGGTTGTCCATTTGGCGTCAGCCGAGCCCTGGGACATCTCTAGGCCGCGCTCAAGGTTGCCGATCGGGTCTTGTGCACAGACGTAGTGGGCGTCTGTTTGGCCGATCATCATTGGCCGCTGACAGATGCGGCAGAGCGGGTATTTTTTCACGTTTCCTCCTGGTTGGGGTCAGGGTGCGAACGACTTTAGCGAACTTTACGCCGAGGGTGTGGGATTACCCACAATACTGCCAATGCCAGGCTTCGAACTCGGGTGAGGACGGGTCGTCGGACTGGAGGTAGAAGCCGTAGGTGGGGGCGTTGGCGCACAGCCAGTCGAGGACTTTGGCGGTGGTGACGTCGAGGTCGATGGCGAGGCCGAGGCCGTGGTTGGATTTGCCTGGCGTAGAACAGGGGCTCATGCCGGGCTTCAGATACCAAGTCTTGCCTTCGTAGGTGCGCGTCACTTGTGGTTTGCGGCCCAGATCCTCGAGTGCGTAGCGCTGTTTGAACAAGCCGAGCTGCGCGTCGAACGACCGGTAGTCGCCTACGTTGCGGAGCTTGATGCCGGACTGGGTTGCCTGGTCGTACATGCGATCGAACGCTTCGGCGGCTTCGACGTACATTTGGCCGCCACACTTCACGGGGCGCAGGATCTTCCCTGAGAGTTTGCCGTTCGGCACGGCTTGTAGGGCCGCAGGAACGACGAGTTTTTTGTACGGGTACTTGGATGCGGTTTTGGGCTTCTCGGCCGCCACAGGGGCTTCTGCGGGCTTGGCGGCGGCTTTCTTGGCGGCTTTCTTGACAGCCATTACGCGCCTTTCTCTTGGAGGACTTGCAGCGTTTCGGTGCCGCTCGCGGTGACGGCCCATAACTCTTGACCGCGAGGGACGAAGAAGTTGATCGGGGTCGTGTTTTTTTGGGTTTCCAAGCCGGTCGTCGATGTCACGTCTGATCCGCCGAGGTAGACGGTGCCGTTGCCGGCGACGTGCAGGTAGACGTATTGGGCAAACGGGTTGCTGGCCACGATCTTGCTGGCGGTGGTCGTGATTGTGTGCTGTGTGGCTTTCATGCGTCAGGTTTCCCGTCTCCGTCAAGGTCTTTCTTGCCGCTGGTAGTGATCATCACGCCCGACAAGGTGCCGGACAGGAACAAGACGATCGGCGAAATGAGGTTGAGCAGCTCTTTGTCGGTTTCGGGCATCGTCGGGCCCTGGGGGATGAAAAGCAGGTTGATGAACACGGCGACCATGGTCAGGACGAGGGTGCCGGCAAGGGTGATGCCGACCCAGAAACGCAGTCGAGCGTTGAGCTGCTCGGGTGTGTAGGGGGCTCGGTTTGGGGTGATTTTGTCTAGCACGTCAGGGCCTCCGTTTGGCCTTGGTCTGGTGTTGCGATTGGGCTGGTGAGCGCACGGTTTTTTGTTCGGATCGTGGTTGCTGGTTGGCATTCGATCCATGTTTTGTTGTTGCAGGCGCTAGCCAGCACGGTGAGTAGCACCGCCACGAAGGCGATGCGAAATGTCATTCTGGTTGTGTCTCCTCGGTTGATTCCGTCCAGCCGCTAGCCAGCAACTCGGCATATTCCTCGTCGGTCATTTCGCGTACTTCGTCGTTGCCTGTAAATGCATCATGTAGTTGAATCTGCGGTTTGGTCATTTATGCCTGCCTATATCCGTAAACGAACACGGTTCCCGTAATAGTTCCCGATGCCGCAAGCAAACTAAACCCGTCGTACGAGTTTCCTGTGGCATGAACGCTGTGCGTGTCGCCCCCCAAAACCGAAAACGAGTCTTGCCATTGAGTATGGAAGACGGTTCGCGCGGCTAATTGCGGTGCGTGAACATCCATTGAAACTCGTCCGGGGTAGCCAACATTCGTGTTGTAGTTGGTTACGAATATGACGGACACCGCAGAATTTGTCAACGCCGTGACCGTCCCCGCATTGTTGTAATATCCGCGGTCGTAATAGTCCGTACCCGATGCGTCGACGCCACTTGCCCGCAACCGTAATTGGCAATTAGTTGCCACGCTTCCATACACTTGAATTAACAAACGGTACGACGTGTAGGTGGACGTAAAACACGAATTTATTGAAACTGACGCGACACCAGAAAATGACGACTGCGTGATGTACACCAAACCGCCGTTGTTTAGGTATGTGTTGGTGTCGGCGGCGGTGAGAACTTCGCCGGTTGTGAATGTTTTGACTGCCATTAGAACCCCAATTTGTTCGAGTTGAGTTTGCCGTAAATCGCGTCATTGAGCACCAGGTACGCGTTCGTGTCCTGGCCTGACAAATAAAGCGTAATCCGCGTCTGTTCAGGTGTGCCGGTGATTGAAATGCCTTCGCATACACAGTTGTACGTCGTGCCGCGAAAGCCGATGGTCACGCCTGCCGAAATGGCCCCATCAATCATCATCAGCGGCTGCGGGTTTTCCGTCGTAAACGGGTTCGGCAGCTTGTCGTTTTGCTCCATTTCGGTGAACGAGATTGCCGCAACGGTTGAGTCTTTGGTTTGAAAGTTGTTGAGGAGCCATTGGGCGTGACTCAATGCTTGAGCCGTTGAGAAGTCGACGGTGCTTTTAGCCCAACTGAAGATCGGCGTGGCTGAAAGGGTTGCGGTTTGCGCCGCCACGAACTCGGGTTGAATTGTCACCTGGTTGTAGTAGTTGTCGGCGCTTGACCGAAAAACGATGTTGTCGTATTTGTTATCGTAGGTGTTGGCGGTGACGGTGCCGTCGTTGAACAGCCATTTGGTGTTGAGGTCGATGTTTGATCCGCGGCCGCGGTAATAGAGCAACCAGGTGCCGGGCCACGAAATGCTCGACTGGTAGGGCACGGCGTAAATGCGGGCTTCTTCGGTGCGTACCAAAACGTTAACGAGCTCGAGGGCGTTGCCGGTATACGTCTGGGCTGATGCGGTTGACATTGCGCCGTATTGGGCGACGCCGAGGCCGGCTGCTGTGGCGGCGTCTAGCACTTGTTCGTCGGTTTTGTCCTGTGTGAGCACTAGCCCGTTGAGCTGTGCGCGGCCCCAGTCGGCTTGGATGCCTTCGCCCGAGATGGTGACGGTGTCCAGCGACGCGATTTTGCCGTAGTTGATGTCTACGTCGCGGATGGTGCCGATGAACCCTGGGTATTTGTCGACGCCGACGACGACGCCGGGGCGGTAGACGTAGGCGACGATTTTGTCGCCCAGTTTCGGTGTGTATGTCCAGCCGGACGGGTTGCGGCATTCGACGTTCAGCGTGTCGGAGTTGTAATCGTCAATTTGTAAGCGGCGGCCACGGAAAATGCTGACGGTTTGAATGTTGGCGAGTGTGCGCCATGCTCCAGCGCTGTAAAAGTCAATTCGCCATTCGTATGGGGTTTTCATGCCACTCGAACGGGTAGTGGGCCGTTAGTCCGGTTGTAGCGCCGCAAAGCGTCAACGATTGCGTTCGGGTCGCCGCCGTTGACGTTGATGGTGACGTTGCCGCCCATCTGCCCCATGCGGTCAAGCGGCACCACGGCCTCCGGGCCTGCTTCGCCCACCAGGGCAAGCGTCGGCTGCATCACTAGGCCGCCGTTGGCGAGCTCCGGGATGTTGGGTACGTCAAAGCCTTTGCCGCCCAGGCCTGGCACCCACGACGGGATTTTGAACGACAATTTGCCGATCGTGTTGTTCCAGGCTTTGGCGATGGTGTTAAACATCGTCTTGTAGACAGTCAGGTATGCGCCGACGGCTGTTTTGATCGCGTCGACGGTGCCGGTGAACGCGGCCTTGAGTGCTTTGCCGATGCTGTCGACAATGTCGCGAAACGGCTCAAATTTCTTGTAGGCGAGTACGACAGCTGCGCCGATGGCGACGATGGCGGCGGTGGCCAGGACGATCGGGTTGGCTGACATGGCGAGGTTGAATGCTTTTTGGGCGACTGTGGCCGCGGTCTGGATGACTGTCCAGGCTTTCATCGCCGTGTTGGCGATCAGGACGGCTGCAGAGATTGCGCCGAACCCGACGCCCAGCGCCACGATCAGGTCGGTGTTCTCGGAGACAAACTTGGCTAGATCCTCGAGGTAGGGCAGCAGCTTCTCGATGATGGGTATGAGGGCCGCGCCGATTGACTCTTGGGCTTCGCCGATCGCGGTCTGCATCCGCTTGAACCGACCCTCGGCTGTTTCGGCTGCCGCGGTGGCGGCCCCGCCGAATGTCTCCTGCATGATCTTGCCGAGCTCATTGAAGGACGCGCCTTCCTTGACCAGCCCCTTCAGGGATGGGTCTAGTTTGGCTAGGGCGGTTGTTTGGCCGTTGTAGGCCTTTGCAAGGGCGTCTGAGACGCTTGTGAGGTCTTTGCCGGTGGCCGCCGAAATGTCCATCGCCAGCTTCAGGTTGTCGGTGGCAAGGCCTGTTTCGCCCATGCCGCGGGCAAGCACCGAAAGGGCGTTACGGAGGTCGGTGTCGGCGACGCCGGTGGCCAGCGTCATTGACGAAATCATGTCCTCGGTGGCCTGCACCTGGTCATCGGTTGCGCGGGTCGAAATCTTCAACTGACGCGCCAACTCGGCCGACGACTTCTGATCCTCCATCGCCGCCTTGGCCGCCGCGGCTCCGGCGATCGCTAGGCCGCCAAGCGCGGCTGCTGCTGGTATCGCGGCTTTCTTGATTGCAAACTGGGCTTTTTCTCCGGCTGTTTCGAGCTGTTTGAACTCTTTGATTGCCTTGTCGATGCCTTTGCCGTCAAACTCGGAAATGATGGGAATGTTGATTGCCATTTACATTTCCTTGCTGACTCGGCGAGCGGCGTCAAGCACCGATCGCTCCATTTCTGCCTGAACTTTCGGCAGGTTCTTTTCGGCGGCTGGCCACAGGAACCGGGCGACTCGACCAAACTTGTTGAGTGCGGTGCCAAGCGGGTTGGCGTTTTTGCCTGCGAACTCGACGATTGTGGCGGCGGGATCTGTTTGTGTCACTTTGATGACGGAGCGGGCGTCGCGGCGCGTGTCAACCTTGTGCTTGACGCCCGACCGAGCCTTTTTGGCGTCGTAGGGGAATTTCTTGTTGCCGCGTTGCGTCCAGTTGCGTTCCATGCCCGACAGCAGCTGTTGCGGGTAGGCGTTCTTGCCGTCCTCGACGATCGGGGCGACGATCTGCTTGGCGTCTCGGTTGAACTGTTTGCGGAGCTCAGGGTCAAGTTTGCGGAGGGCTTTGATGGCGTCTTTAGCGCCGGCGACTTCGGTGCTAGCCGTGACACTCATCGGTTTCCTCCTTTGCGCTGCTTGTTAATGATCTCGATGGCTGTGGCCAGATCTCGAGCGGTGAACTCGATTTCTGGCGGCCAGAACCCGGTGGCGACTAGGAGTTCGGCTAGGCCTCGGCTCCAGGTGCCACTTGGGAAGGGTTTGCGTCATCGCCCGCCACAACGTCGAGTGTGACGATCTTTTTGAGGTAGTCGTCAAACACAAGCGGGACTGTGATCCCTGCCGTTTTGCTGGCTTCGTAGGCGAGAAAAGCGAGATCTTCGGCACCGATGCCTGCTGCGAGGTCACCGGCGCGACGCTTGAATTTGCGTTCCCAGGTGACGACGTTAAACAGGTTTGTGGTGACAACCTTGGCCCCTTCGCCGGTGTCGACGCTGATTTGGATTTTCATGGTTCTCCTAGCACGGTTGGAGGGTTAGATCAGGTGATGTCGCGGGCCCAGGTGCCGCCGGTGAAGGTGACTTCCTGGGTTGAGAGCTCGCCGACGGTTGAGTTGATCGGGGTGAACGACTCGAGGAAGCAGCCGGTGATCGTGTACTCGGGGTTCGTCGACGACTCGGTTGTGCCCGACGGGCTGATGACCAGGGTGGCGCTGCCGACGTTAACGGCGTCATACAGGGCTGCCTCGACTTCGTTTGCGCCGTAGCTGTTGAACAGCGTGAGGCTAACTTCGACGGACTGCAAGCCCTTGGTGAATTTGTGCCCGGTGTCGCCAAACGCGGTGGACTCGAGGGCGTCATAGCCCGTGGTGATGGTGGCCGCGCTGCATTGGTCTGACAGGTCGTAGGTGGTGCTGCCGACGGTCAGGTTCACAGTCGCGTTCGCCAGGAACGTGGTGGTTGCCATGTTTAGTTTCTCCTTGCCGCTATTGCGACTGTCAGGTTGTAGGC